TCAAGCCATTTTTTTAGTCATTCCGTCATACCAGACTTTAAAATTCCACGCCTGCCACTGACCATAGTTGCCTTCGTGTGTTCTTACCACGTGTTCATCAAAGTTTTGTATGTGGTGATAGAAACCATCAAATTGGTCATCTTTTACCTTATTAGATAGTTCTTTTGCATATGACCAGAAAGGTGTATTATATTTTGAACCATAAGCATAATGCCACAATATAAAGTTTTGTGTTTGAAAACAATAATTTCTAATTTTATTACTGGCAGTTTTTACATCAATTTCTTTATTAATCATATGACTATACAATATTTGATTCCATCTTATGTAAGTTTCAACTGCTGTTGATTCCATTGGTTCTAAAAAGAATAATTGATTGCCGTTAAAAGCAACTCTGCCGTCTATAGGTTCTTTTTTTACATATTGTTTAAAACTAAATTTTTCATTAATGTGGTCAATAGGCATTAACTCTCTAAAATTCTTTTCAGCTTCTTCTTCGGTTGTTATATTATTATTATAAAGATAACCTGTGGATACTGTATCATAAAGTGGTATTCTAAATGTCCAACCGTCTTTACTTGCGATACATTCTGTCCATTCTGGTTCAGGTTCTTTTCTATTAAAATTAGATGTGATAACAGAATTTAGTGGATTGATTAGTTCATCATATTCAGAATAATCTTTTGGCCAACCTCTACAATCAATAATATAATCAGCATCAATTTTATCGTATGTAATAACCTTTTCATCAATAATATCTACGTTAAACTTAGCGTGTTTTAAAACGTGATTTTGAAATTTATCTGTATTGTAATGTAAGGCATATGAGCCTAAAGGAAAACCAGCAAACACCTCTTTATTAGCGTTGCCCCAATCTTTATATAATATACCATTCTTCATAGTATAATTTAAATCTTGTTTATTATTATAATAATCCGTACCTAATGCTGACCATAAAAAGTTTGGTGCACCTAACACTGTTGCTTGTCCTACTTTTATTGGTGGTGTATTACTATCGTACATCAAAGTAACATCTATGTTTTGATTATATGCTTTACCAAAATAATGAAAATGTAATGCTGACAATACACCTGCGTTACCTCTACCTAATACTACTACTTTCATTATGCGCCTATTTTTCCTGGTTCTTTAAATTTGCCTACTTGATTGCCCCAACTATCCCAACCTTTTCTAGTATTTCTAGCAAATAATTCTATGTAAGGGCCTTTAACTAGTTTTTCTATCCTACTATATATCTCATCAGGTTTTCTACTATGTTCTCTTAACTTAGAAACAATTAATTGGTCAACATTTCTATCTACTCTTTTTGGATTACGGAATGTACATAGTAAACACATTTCAGGATTTGCTCTTGTCCAATATCCTAAACCTTTGAAAAAACCAGGTGACTTTTTATTAGTTTTTGCCCAAGTAAAAGCTACAGTTTTATATTTAAATCCCCAACGTTCTATTAATGTAAATGCTTTCTCTAAAAAAGGATCAGTTACCCATAATAATAATACTGTACCCTCATCAGCTCTTAAATTATATACAGGCAATTGAAGTAAATCCAACCATTCCATACAATTATAATGTTTGGTAGCATTTCTACCTTCACCTTTTTGAGAATACGATTTAAAATACCAAGGAGGGTCGGCGTATATTACTTTATACTTTTTCTTTAACTGAAATAAATTTTTATCACTATAATCCATTTATAAAATATCTCACTACTATTACTATAAAAATTAATTGTGGTATTGTAATTGTTGTGTACAATGCCAAAAGTCTTCCAAAATTAAACGCTATGTTTAACAAAAAGAATAATGTTAAAAGTTGAAGTATCATCCGAAAAATGCCTCAAGGTTTGCTTTTGGTTCTGCATTCCAACCTATCGCTTGTAATATAAATCTCATAGGATCAAGGAATGTTTTTTCAAACTGTGTTTCATAATCAACGTATTGTTGTAATTTAAATTCTGTAGGTAAAGTTGTTATATAACTTATTACATCAAATTTAAAAGGGTTTGCTTCTTTTAATTTTAAAAACTTAATCTTATCACCCTCTTGTATATAAGGATATTTTGTACCTAGTTTAAATTGTTTTAGTTGATGATTATAAATCAGAGCACCTTTTACGTGAATAGGTGTACCTTTAATAAAAATATCACTAGCGTGTCTATATTTCTTTAGATTGTTACAACTTCTAGGAAAAGCAATTGCTTCTGGTGGTAATTCTAAAAACTCTCCTTTGAAGTCTGCAATAAATTTGTGTAAATCGCCTTCTTCTTTACCCATAATAATTTTAATTGCGTCTTTAATTTTACCACGACAAACTTGTGGTGTGCTGGACTTGACTGCTTCGATACCCATTAATTTTAATTTGGGGTCTGCAAGTCTAACGCCTTCTTCGTCCAGCACATTGAGCATATATCGTTTCTTTGCTACCCATATGCCCTTATTAGCAATGACTTCTCGTTTCATTACCATTGCGTTTTTAAATGCGTTAGTATAATCTGCTAGTTCTTCAAAACATTTAGCAATATAAGGTTCTAATCTACTATCGACCACTTTATTTAAAAAATTACATACTTGGTCATTTGTTTTGCCTTCACAAGTTTGAGAAACTAATTTATCTAATGTAACGTAAATACTATCTGTATCAGAAGCAACAATAAAATCCATTTTATCGTGTGTTTTTAATATCTTGTTTAAATATTCGTTAACTTTCTTTTCAATAAAACGAATAATAAACTGACCAGCTGTTGTGATAGCACTTGCCTGTCTTACATCATAATATCTAAAGTATTGGTTACCTACTGCACCATAAGCTGAGTTCAATGCAATCTTTCTTGCCCATTGAATATTATGACACCTTGCAATCTCCCTTACAAGTTTAGGGTCTTTTGTTTTTTCATATTCTTTCTTTGCCTTTAACATACGTTTCTTATAAATGACACGTTCATTGTACATTGTTTCCATCATTTCAGGTAAGAAACCTTGACTATCGTTTTTAAATTTTGCACCGTTTGGTGTTAGACAAGCGCCCTCTGTTTTTAAATAAGATAATGGTGTGGTTTGTGCTAACATTTTATTAACTGATACACCATTACCTGATTCGCCAATAATTTTTTCAGGCGAAATATTATATTGAATAATAATATGTGGATATAGTGAATTAATATCAAATGAAACTACCCATTTATGTTGGCCAAGTTGTGGTTCTTTTACATAAGCACCTTCATATTTTGTTTCTTTACTATGTTCTTCTCTTGGTGGAATACATATATTTTTTCTCATCAAATGGTTAGCAATCAATGTGTCCCAAACTCGCACTTGTGAAAATATATCACCATAGTTTACCTTACTTTCATAAGCAACAGTTAATGACAAGTCAATCAAACCAAGTTTATCTTCTAAAGCGTCAACAAGTTCAACGTCTTGTATATTGTAATCAATAAATTTTTGAAAGTCTTTCTCGTAAAATTCTTTAAATGTTGAGTATGGATTTTCATTCTTGTTTTGACCAAGTTCTACTTCACCAATATGATCTAATTTATAACTCTCTTGTCTTTGTGGTATAAACCATTGATACAGGTCTAAGTAATCTAAGTTTGTAATACCTTTTACCTCATAGACAGTTTTAGGTCTGCCTCTTACGTGTATTTCTTCTCTCTGTACTAAATTCCAAGGAGAAAAACGATTAACAACTTTATCGCCTGCAATTAATCTAATTCTGTTTAACAAATAAGGTAAGTCGAAAAATTTAGTATTCCAACCTGTGATGATGTCTGGATGATTTTTAATCCAAAACTTCATAAACTCAAACATTAATTGTTTTTCATTTTTACATTTTACATAAGTTATATCTGTTCTATCAGTATGATAATCACCAACACCCCAAGTTAGTATCTGTTTGTTTGATTGATTTTTAACTGTGATACAAAGTAGTTCTTCTAAAGGATTTTCCACATCAGGAAAACCATTTTCACAAGTTGTTTCAATATCAAGTGAAAATATTTTAATATGATCTTTTGACCATTGTATATCTTCAGGATATTCAGTACCGATATATTGATAGTGATAACGTTCTAAACCAAAAATAGGAGAATTAGCTGTTGCAACATCTCTTTTAAATTTACGAGCTGCGTTTATATCTTTAAATTCTATAGGTTTTAAAAACTGACCTTGTAATGTTTTATATTGTGAATGTTCTTGTGTCAAAGCATACAAAGTAGGACCAAAGTCTATCTTATCTTTATATTCTTTTCCGTTAAGTATACCTCTGACTAAAAGTTTACCTCTGTGTTCTATTACATTTTTATAAAAGTTCATTATCTAATAAATTTACTATCAATCCGTCGTGTTCAGGTTTTAAAACAATTTGACAAGACAACCTGCTAATATTTTCTTTATAATTTTGTTCATATTCTAACAAGTTAATCTCAGGTGTATTATAGTCTATTTTGCCTAATTTGTCAAGCCATTGTGGAGAAATATGCACGTGGCAAGTACCACAGGCACAACATCCACCACAGGTAGCTGGTATTTCTTCTATCGGTGTAGGCGAATAGAACTTAGCCGCTTCCATAAGAGTGGTATTTTCAGGTACCTCAACTCTTATTTTGGATCCGTTTCTTACAAAATAAACAGTTACCATTAACCAGGTAAATTTGTTTCGGTTATAAGTCCTTTATTTGGTGTGAGTATCTTACTAGTATTTGCCTCGTAAGATTTTTTGATTTCGTCTTTGGGGTCTGTCATAAAAACCACTTTGTCGTTAGCAACATCAACTTTGTCGCCCTTACCAAAAGCATTGTATAAACTCATCATCAATTGAACTGGTTGACCAGGTCCTGATTGTTGAGGAATAATTACAAAAG